CAGCTCCTGAAGACCAAGGAGCAATATGACAAGCTCCGAGGCGTGGTGAACACAACCTTGATTGATTATGATGTGCGTCGGATGCTGAACACACTCGACACCTACTGGAAGAACTACCCTGGGCAGGCTATCGTTAAGCCTGATCTGTTGCTGTCGGAACTGGCAGTAGCCAACCAGGATATTGACGAGAACCAGATGCGGATGTACCAGGGGATGATCAACGTGATGATGGAAGAGCCGGATGAAGACTCAGCCCAAGGAATCATCAGGTCGCTCAGAACTCTCGACTTCGCAGCAGAATTGGAGAAGGCCCATGAGTTGTATCACGAAGGCCATGACATTGATCTTCACCAGACGGTCAAAGATCTCTGCCAAAAGTATGATCGTGACATATCAAGAAGCCTTAGCATTGACTACATCCGCGACTCGATTTCTGAGATCCTTGAAGAAGAGGAGGCCGGGCACAGGTTTCACTGGCCTCTGCCGTGTCTATCGGGGGCAATGCCGAATCTTAGAACAGGTAATCAAATCATCTTTGCTGCCCGCCCTGGAAAGGGAAAGACGTCTTTTTGTGCCCTCAGTGCTGTTCACATGGCTAAAGAAACACCGGATGATCGACCTGTCTTCTGGCTCAATAATGAAGGCAAAGGCCGTGTTATCAAAGCTACAACGTACAGGGCAGCTCTTAAAACAGATAGAGACGGGCTCATCGGTCTTGGGGCCAAGGACGCTGCTGAACTCTATGCCGGAGTGGTTGGAGGGGCAGACCGTATCAGGATTTATGATATCCATGGGCGCGACTATAAATTCCTTGAGCGCCTCATCGATGAGCAGCGACCAGCAGTTGTGTTCTTTGATATGCTCGACAACGTCCATGGTTTTGGTGACGCTGCCAGAACAGACCTCCGTCTTGAAAGCCTTTATCAGTGGGCAAGGGAGTCCGCTGTCATCTACGACTTCCTGTCTATACCCACCAGCCAAATATCAGTAGAGGGGGAGGGACTGGCGTGGTGCGACCAGAGCATGCTAAAGGATTCGAAGACGGCGAAGCAGGGGGCCTGCGACGCTATTGTCACCATGGGGGCCAAGAACGGCCCGGAGTGGGCCAATAGCCGGTTCCTGTATGTCCCGAAGGTATTCAAGGGACAACCCGCCAAGGGTTACCGCGCCGATTGCTGCCGGGAGGTACACTTCGACGCCAATCGCTGCCAGTTCACAGAGACAGCCCCACCGGATGCCGACATTCCTGTGTAAGGAGACAACATGATTCAATGTGTAGAAGCAGCTGGGTATCGTATTATGGAGGACGGCGTTATAATTGGTAAGTATGGACGGCCCCTAAAACCCCGTAGTGTCGGTGATTATCATACTGTAGCATTAACCTTGGAAGATGGAATAAAAGAGTTCTATGTTCACAGGCTTGTGGCGGCTAAATTTATTCCTAATCCGCGAGGTAAGGCAGAAGTGAATCACAAGGACACCTGCGGGACGAACAACCATGTTGATAACCTGGAGTGGGCAACTCGCAAAGAAAACGTACTTCACACAGCAACGTACTGCAAAAGGTTAATTCCAATTTTTGCAAGGAAAGGTAGTGTGATACTGGTGTTCGAAAGCCAGACAGCTGCCGCGCACAAGCTTGGCCTACCACAACCTAATATAGGCAAAGTACTGAAGGGCCGGAGAAAAACCTGTGGTGGTTGGGCGTTCGGTTTTATGTAAACAATTGTTACCAGAAAGGAGCATGATATGAATGACCAAATCAAGAAAATCCGTAGACAGATGCGGCGTGTCGAGAAAGCTGCCAGCAAAAATCCGAAGTCGATTGTACGACTGGACCGGCTGGCACAAAAGTACGAATCCCTGCTGAAGATGCTGGAGAGGCTGACAGCCTACCAGAGATCGGCGAGTCCTTATGCTTGATGTCATAGTATCCCAACTCGAAGAGATTCATGTAGGTGGTGAGCTGTTTTTTGAAGCGCTTGATGCGGCGTTGGATGATTGCCAAGTGTTCTCGTCCATCTACGATATGTTCAAGGACCCTCACCGGTATACTCTGGTGTTGACTGGGCAGTTCGGCCAGCGATACCTTAACTGGCTGAATAGGACCAGCAAGCCGTACAACGGGTACATTGTGTTCCCTGGTGGTATGCGTGACGGGCAGCAGAAGCAGCACCAGTACTGCCTACTGAAGGATCAGAACAACTGGATGCACGGGAAGGTTGCGTTCGTGGACGACAGTATATATTCAGGCACGACACGAGAAACATGCCTTGCGCGGCTGGCTGTACCAAAGGATATTGAAACCTACGTTGCCTATGACGGCATGGTACAGCAGCAGCCGTGGTGTCGGAGCCTGTACCGGTACTTCGACCACCATGACCTTCAGGGAAATCTGATAGGATAGGAGGGGCGATGATCGATGAATCGATTTACGATGTATCAAGAGCCTGTGTGTTCGATACCGAAACCACTTACGGTGAGTACCTGGGCCGGGCCGGATCGCCTTTCTCCGAAGGAGAGACTGGCCTTTGCGCGGCTGGCTTTCTATTCCCAGGCGCGTACAAGAGTCATTACCTCGTGTCCAGATCTGCTGACGGAATTAAGAGGGGTGTGCAAAAAGGCAGTCAGGAATGGCTCGATTCATTCCCCGATCTTGAAGACGTGGACGTTCTCGTTGGACACAACATTAAATTCGATCTACTCTGGTATTGGCGTCATCCTCGACTTGAAGCTTTTCTCAAGAGAGGCGGGAGAGTATGGTGTACGTTATATGCTGAGTACCTCTTGTCTGGTCAGTTCTACTCACTTGACCAGCTTCCACATCTTGTTCCAAGCATGGAAAATGTTGCGAAGCGGCGTGGATGCACGCATAAACTGGATGTTGTCGCAGCCTTATGGGATAAAGGAGTAAGAACCGAAGACATCCAAGAACAGATTCTTATGGATTACCTCAAGGGTGACTGCCAAACAACCTCAGAGATCTATGAACAGCAGATCGCCCAGGCAAAGCGTCAGAACCAACTGCATATGATTCACTTCCGTATGGACGGCCTTATTGCTACTACCGAGATGGAGTACAATGGTCTATGTATTGACCTGGATGAGGCTGAGAAGCGACTTGCCGAGCTGGAAATCGAAGTCGAGGAGAAGCGCCAGGGCCTGGACAAGTATGTCCCTGAGCTGCCCGCTGCACTGGCGTTTAACTGGAACAGCAACGCACACCTGTCTGCGCTGATATTCGGCGGAGAGATCAAGTACAAGGACGACGCCGTTAAAGTAAACGAAGACGGCTCGTTGCAATATTACCAGAAGAAGGTTAAGGTGCAGGTTACCGACGATAACGGGGCGCCTGTGCGGTTCAAGGGCGGCAAGAACGCTGGGGCCATAAAGACCAAGACCATTACCGTGGATGATGTAGAGCGCGGCCCGAAGACACGAAAGGAAGACTTTTTCTTTAAGCTGCCCAGGCAGGCCATTCCAAAGGATAAGTGGAAGGCAGCAGCAGACGGCCAGTACAGCGTTGCCAAGGATGTTCTGGAGGAGATCACGGACCAGGGTATCGAACTGGTGAATGAGCTGTTGGAAGTGCGCGGCCTGGAGAAGGACATAGGGACGTATTACCGGAGGTTTCACCGGGGCAAGTGGACCGGGATGCTTACCATGGTGGGGCCGGATGGCGTGGTTCATCACAACCTTAACCACCCACTTACAAAAACCTCACGATTGTCCTCGTCGAAACCCAATCTGCAAAATTTATCGGGAACAGGCAAGAGCCAAGTCCGCAAGATGTTCAAGAGCCGCTTCGGCCCTGATGGCCTAATGGCTGAGGGCGATTACAGCCAGCTTGAGGTTGTGTGCAAGCAGGTGCTGAGTCGTGACCCGGAGCTGAGACGCAAGCTGCTGATGGGGCTGTGCCAGCACTGTGACTGGTTGTCGCAGATGCCCTTTGCAGAAGGCAAGAGCTACGAGGAAGTATACGACCTCTGCAAAGTACAGCATGACCCGAAGTGGCAGGCATTACGAAAACGTGTTAAGCCGGTTACCTTCGGTTAATAATTGGCCGAAGTAAAACAGTGTGAATTCAGGGAACACCCTAACGTAAAGTCGAGGGCAATCCTGAGCCAAGCAAAGGTTTCCCAGGAATACGGAGGTAAGTATGACTGAGGAAGAACGAAAGAAAAAGCGCCGTGAATATATGGCTGCATACCGAGCCAGAAAGGGTATAATAAAATGCCCAGGTGTTGGTAAAGGTGGCAATCAGAAGCACGGAGCAGACAACCCGCAATACAAGAATGGTTCGAGATATTACCAGAATAATAGGCGTGTGATTCTTAAAGAGCGGGAGTTCTGCGAGCGCTGTGGTGAGTACCTTGTAGACCTCGGCCCACAAATGTGGGTTGTGCATCACAAGGATCACGATAGAACCAACAACGTGTATGAAAATTTTGAACTGCTGTGTAAGCGGTGCCATCAGGTAGAACACAAATGTTGGGAAGCCTTTGAAGGTGCAACGACTATCCGAAAGGAGTAGGGTGGAAGTCCGCCCGAAGCGCACTGGCGCGAGAGCGTATGATATAGTCTGGTCTGCATGGAAACATGCAGCAGTCAAGAGACGGGGGCCGGGTAACGACCGGCCTTGAACACAACGGAACAGTACGGAGCAGGAATCCCGACGTTATGTGAATCGAGTGGCCTTGAGGCAGACGTGATTGAGGCCGCAATAGCTATGCGGAAGAAAACATACGCAGTTATGTATAAGTACGACGATGATAACATAGAGAAGGTAAAGGCGTCTCGCAGGCTGTCGCCCATCATGACTGAAGGTGGGCAGCATGCAGGAATAGGATATATCAGGACGGATACCGATACCGTCTACCACTTCCTTGAGAGCGACTCACCAGACTGGATGCAGCACAAAGGAATCATGACGAGCTTCAGTCCTACCATTATCAAGAACTACCCGAGCCAGGGGCTGGGAGGAGAAATAATGCAAGTGCAGCTCGGGCGGGTATTTCGCTGGCTGTTGGCTAACGACCGCTTCGACGATCTATTCCTATTAACCAACACGGTACATGACTGCGCTTGGGTCGACCTACATAAGTCAGTGAGTCAGCACATCGCAACGATGAAAGAGATCATGGAGGATGTCTGCGACTTCTTCAATGACAATTATCCCAATGTGAATTGGGATACACCATTCCCGACTGAGTTCGAGGTCGGGCCTAACATGTATGAACTGGAGGCATGGCATGCGGCTAGCGGAGATAATTGATATACAAAGAAATTACACATACAAGGCATTTGGACAAGGAGAGAACACAGCGCGTATTCTGAATCACATCATGGATGAAGTTGCTGAAGTGTCTGCTGTCAATGGCAAGGACGTATTCGAATGGTGTGACATAATCATTCTGGCCCTTGATGGTGCTATTCGCCAAGGGTTCTCGAATGATAAGATATGCACCGCGGTGGTTAACAAAATGCTAATAAACCAGGAAAGAAGTTGGCCAGATCCGAGCACACTGGCAGAGGACCAACCTATTAACCACATCTAACGTAAACAATTGTTACCACCGAAAGGACAATACAAATGGCCGTAGCAGTAAACGTAGACGAACTTCCCGAAAAAGGAAAAGAAGCGAATCCCGAAACAAAATTTATAAAAGCCGGAAACCATCTGGCGCGTCTTGTGTCCTATGTGGAGCTGGGCGTTCATAAGCAAATGTTCAAGGGACAACCAGTCAAATACGAGTCAGGCAAGAACGCCGGACGTGAGAAACCCGCTGTCCTGCATGTCGGAATGACCTTTGAGTTCCCGGCCTGTGAATACACCGGGGATTACCCGCTGACCATTAGCACCACGCGACGCATGGATAACGGGGAGTTCTTCGACGCGGTTACAGTGCCACACGGCCTCACAACAAATCCGCCGACCATCACAAAGGGTGGGGCGATGAAGACCAAATTCATGAAGTTCCTGACACGGCTACAAGATGCCTGTGACAAGCCTTACTCCAGCATTGCGGAGTTCGCTAAGGCCGAGGTCCCGCTTCTCATCTCCGTTACAAACAAGAAAGCTGTCGTTGACGGCAAGGACCGGGTATACGCCAACATGAAACCAGAGGGGATCAACTCCTGCCGGGTGGCCCATCCGGTTACCGGGGAGATCACCGACTACAGCGCCGACTGCCCGCCCACCAAGGGTGAATACTGCAAGGTGTTCGATTGGGATGCTCCCACGGCGGAAGCCTGGAAGGCCCTCAAGCCCTGGGACAAGACCACGATCAAAGCTGCGCTGAACTTCAAAGGGTCACCAATCGACGAGCTTCTGTCCAAACATCCTGAACTGGATGAAATCGCTGAAGGCAAGGCCGATGGCAATGCTGTAAAGGACGAGACGCCGAAGGGTCCGGTCGAGCCGACTACCCCAGGTAAGGCCCCGGCCCAAGAGGACATACCGGTATAAATAACCTATAGGTAGCCGCATGGGGCGTCGCGAGCTGGGAACCATGCGAATTGCCCAGCTTCCCACAAAGGAGTTACTAATGAGTACACTGAAAGATATATGGAACGCCGCAAAGATTTCGGAGCTGGAGTATTCACAAACCACCAAGCACGCAGAACTGCTCCGCGAAGCAGCCGCTGGTGGGTGCACAATCATATTCCCAAAGAAGGATGAGCTGTTACTTGATCTCGACACAGAAGAACAATTCGGGGCGCTTCCAGAAAAAGTAGATATGCTCGGTCAGATGTGGCGCGCAGAGGCAGTAATAACAAGAGCCGTGCCCTCCAATAGTGGCCTGCCGCATAGGCATGTGACCGTGCAAGTACCTGGGTGCGTATTCAATGATGCGACCAGAGCAGGCTTGCAGATGTTCCTTGGCAGTGACCCAGTGCGAGAGGCCCTGTGTTTTAAACGTATCGATGAGGGTGTTGACAACCCAACAGTCTTTGTCGAGGGTGGTAACTGGAAGAAATAGGAGGTGACAATTGGCATTCGAACTCCCCGAGATAGGAAGCGCCCCGCGTGTACCGAACAGAATCGGCCTGATAGACGCTGATGTAGTCGCCTACTGGGCCGCTGCGGGGTGTGATGAGATGCCTGTGCAATCGGCCACTGCCAAGGTGCGGGACCGGATGGTAACTATCTGCGACCAGATACAGACCGATGAGATCCGCTGTTACCTTACCGGCAAGAAGAACTTTCGGGAGAAGGTGGCCCGGTATCAGATGTATAAAGGCAATAGGTACGATAAGGACGGCAACCGCATCAAGCCCCAACCGAGGCACCTTGGGGCCTGTAGGAACTATATCGCGGACAACTACAATACTACAGTGGCCCATGGGCAAGAGGCCGACGACCTACTTGGCATCGCCCAGGTGAAATGCAATGCCTCTAAGGATTGGCACAGCATTATATCAACAATTGACAAGGACCTACGGATTATTCCCGGCAAGCACCATGACATGAATTCCGGGTACATCTTTGAGTTCACCGACCCGTTGGGTGCCCTGGAGATTGATGCCAAAGGCAAGGTCCGAGGGTATGGCCTGAAGTTCTTCTACGCACAGCTTCTGATGGGAGACTCTGCTGACTGGATTCCTGGGAATCCACAGGTAACTCAATACATGAAGGACGGGTACGATGGTATTACCCGACTTGGTGGATGTGGGCCGAAAGCAGCGTATGCAGTGGTGGCAGATGCTAAGTCAGAGCAAGAGCTGGTTCAAAGAGTCTTGGGGTGCTACGCCTCTTACTGGAACGGCCAACGGTTCTACGAAGATTGGAGAACCGGAGAGCGTATTTATCCAACACCCGAAGAGGCCTTAACAGAGCAGGGGCAGCTTCTTTGGATCAGGCAACAGGAGGATGAGTTTTGGCAGATACCAAACCTATCAGAATAAAACAAAGCGATCTTAAGGCTGTACGACAACGGCTGTTGAGCAGCCAAGGTTGGATATGCCCGCTGTGCGAGCGGGATATGCATATGGTGCAGGCGAAACAGCGGGTAGTCGATCATGATCACGCCCTGTCCGGCCCCTCTGCGGGTGCTGTTAGGGGTGTATTGTGTAGCAATTGTAATGGCAACGAGGGCCGGATCAAGAAGCGGGCGCAGTGCGCCAAGGGCCACCTGACAGAACTCCAGTGGCTCCAGAATCTGGTGAAGTACCTGGAGAAACACAAGATCAACCAAACCGGACTGATACACCACACATGGAAAACGCCGGAGGAACGGCGACTTATCAAGAACCAGAAGGCCCGCGCCTACCGCGCCAGGGTAAAGAAAGCAGGTGAATGATGGGAAAAGTGACACAACTTAAGGTGGCTGCACGCCAGCGATACCTTAGGACTTTACAGAACATCGAGGCGATGATCCCTCTGTACGATGTCGCGGGTGCCGCTATCAAATATTGGGCGGAACTCACAGGGGCCAGCGAATACCCGGCGTGCCTCGACGATAGTATCACAATGTCTGTGCATCTCAGCCACCTCAAACCTAATGGGCGCTTCCCCACCAGGGAATATGATGTGGCGATGCTCGTGGAATTCATTGACGAGCGGCTGGAATCACTTGGTTACACTCTACGAGATCCTAGGTTCGACGAAGCGAGTCTCGACTTTACTTGGGCCGCCAAAAGTGGTGGCTTGCGATTCAATCTGTGGGCATACCATGGCGGCAACTGCACCCTGAAGCAGGTCGGAACCGAAACAAGAGAAACCCCGGTGTATGAAATGAAATGCCTGTAAACAATTGTTACCAGAAAGGAAGACAGTGGGCAAACTCAATGACGCAAAGATCCTGCTATGGGATGTAGAAACATTACCCTCAATTGCATTCGCATGGGGCATGTGGAAGCAGAACATAGCAGGGCATCAAATTATTAAACCCGGCAATAGCTTGATTTGCATCAGCTACAAATGGCTGAATAGCACCAAGGTCTATACCATCAGCGCAGGCGACGACAAGAGGCTCTTTGCCAAAGACCCATATGCTTGTTCCGGTGGTGTGGCCGAAAGATTCATTCCTATCCTGAACAAAGCTGACTTCGCGGTCGCACATAATGGCGACAAATTCGATTACCGCATACTGAAAGCCCAGTCGGTAATCAATAACTTACCCTCCTTTCGGGTCCGCAAGGTGGATACTTTGAAGATGGCAAAGTCAATCGGGATGTTTCCGAAAGGCAACAAACTCGACAACCTGGCGGATGTCCTTGGCGTCGAGATGAAGAATAAAACCAACTTCCAGATGTGGGCAGACATCGCCATGCGCTCGGATCGTGCCCAGCTCGACAAGATGGTTAACTATTGTGAGCAGGATGTTCGGGTGCTGGAGCAAGTCTTCATGAAGCTCTGGCCGCACTGTGAAACCATGCTGCCGAATATTCATACCCTGGCCGGGGGCGGCCGTACCGTGGTGGCCTGCGACCGCTGTGGCTCCGAGAGCTTTGTCAAGAATGGCCGCTACATCAAGAACGTGTTGGTGTACCAGCGGCACCTGTGCAACCAGTGTGGCACTACATTCCTGGGCCGGAAGGCAATCGACATCACGAAATAGGAGGCCCTGTGCAAAGAACCGATAACTTCATGGAGAGGGATTGCCAAACATGCCGGTGGGTTACCACCAGTGAGTGCAACCAATGCATTAGCTTTTCAGCATGGTGTCCTGGTGCTGACTTAAAGCGGGGGAGTTGTGATTCCTGCACCAATCAGAACGACAATACTGAGTGGTGCAAAGACTGCGCCTTCAATGGGATTGAGGAGACCAAGAATATGAACATTCCGCAAGATGACGATGTTGTGGAAGTGCCAGATGTATCATGCGATACTTGTCGATATAACACACCAGGGCGGGCCCTTTCTATATGCCGACAAGAATGTGACGATTACTCTGAATGGGAGGAAACAAAAAAGCCTAATGTGACCGAAGAGTTGGAACAGGAAATGGAAGGTCAGAAGCAACAAAATGCCTTGCCCAGCGACTACCACAAGAAGAAGGCCGACATGGGCAAGGATATGTGGCACTTTATCCCAATGGGAATCCTCCGCGGTGTCGCCCGCGTCCTGACCTTTGGTGCTCAGAAATACGCCGCCGACTCATGGCAGACTGTAGATGACGCTGAGGTGCGGTATTTTTCGGCCATGATCCGACATCACTGCCATCATTACCTTGACGGCGAATTCTATGACGAGGAGTCCGGGCTACCGCATTGGGCACACTTCCTGTGCAACGCGGTGTTTATTGCCTGGTTTATGTCGCGGAAGGCCCCTTTGAAATAGGGGTTAACCTGTTGTAGACCCCTGATGTTACTGGTAAATTAATTGGACCTTTAACAGAAGGGGTCAACATAAAGAAATTAATATAACTAAGAGGTTACTATATAGGTTACCTATAATGCAAATGTCAGACCGATTAAAGAACATCTTAGAGCGGAGAGTTGGGGCAAGCGAGGCAAACCAACGCCAGGACGAGTTCATGCAGCTTGTCAGGCAGTGTCCTCCTGTAGATCCCCACCTGATCGCTCACCTAAAAATGGTATTCAGTAACAAGAAGGACATCAAGCCCTGGCATCCGCAGTTAGGCCAGCTCCTCCAAGTTCAGTATGGGATCGACCTGCTGATCGAATACATGGAGGCGAGGTATGACAAACAGTCGTTGAAGACCAGAAGGGAGTACGAGGTATGACCCCGGATATTAAACTGGAACAGAGAGAGGTTGACCCACATACTTATAGCTATAAACTCCTATTTGAGGGGCGTGTGCACCCTGACACAACTAAGGACATGTGGGTGGTATACAGGAAGGGTGAGTACGTTGGCCGCATTGGGGCAGAGCATGCTGGGTTCGGGATCGCCAGTATGCATATGTGGGTCCACCCCTCCAGCAAGACCCCGAACGTGATCCGTGATATCATCTGGGCAGTGAATCATATAATCAAACCGCTGATGAAGGCGCGTGGGTTTGTGTGCCTTACTGTGACCTGCCCAATAGACAATCAACCGATGCAGAAATTCTTCAAGAAGTGCGGAGTCTCATTGCAGGAGATTGTGATAGGTACCTGCCCCCTGTAGCGGTAACAATTGTTAACAAGGAGATACTATGGGAGCAGCAGCAATAGCGTATGGTGTCGGCGTGCTTATCGCGGCAGGTGGCGCGGTGTATCAGTCCGATGTACAACGAAGATCTGCGAATCAAGCCATCGACGCAGAGAAGGCCAGGCAGGCCGAGATTGATCGACAGCTTGAAGAGCAGCGTAAGCTGGCTGAGGCCAAGCAAAAGGATCAGGAAGAGTTGGTTACACCAGGAACGCTTGATCTCGGAGAGGAAGACGCAGCGGCGAGGAGGCGAGCGCAGGCCAGGGGCAAGGCTGCCCTTATAGTGGAACGCCCGGAACTCACAGCAACTAACAGACCTCAGATAGGTACTCAGGCCCCCAATCAGAGGGAAACGGGGGTGCAGATCTAATGACAAATTACACGAGCCCCGAAGAGGGGTATATTCAACAGAGGTACAAAGAACTATCAGTCCTCCGCGACCGCTATCGAGACAGGGCATATGACTACGCCCAGGTTACCCTCCCCTACATCATGCCGGATACAGAAGGCAGCGAGGGCCGGGACACCTCTTCCGAAGAGTTCCAACACGATTATAACACCGAGGGTGCGAAGCTGACTAATTCACTGGCGAACACTTATATGGAAACACTGTTTCCTTCTGGGCGCTCGTATATCAAGCTTGATCTGTCTGAAGAACAGATTCAAGAAGTCGAGCAGACCGGTTCATCAAAGGCGGATATCGAAGCACAGTTCGCCCAGGTAGAGCGCCTATTTAGAAAGCGATTCTCAGCCATCAATGCCAGGCCGACCTTGCTGGATGGTATCAAGCAGCTTATTATCACAGGAAACACAGTATTTCATCTAACGGGCACCGGCAAACTCGTGAGCTACGCTATTGACGAGTACGTGGTACTTCGGGCGTTAGACGGGAGTCTTCTTGAATTGATCACGGAAGACAAGAAGTCTGTAATGACTCTGCCGGATGATCTTCGTGAACAAGTGATGTACAAGTTGCAACTTGAGGCGGACGACCCGGAGGACATTAAGGATACCGTCAGCTTATACACATGCATCAAACGCGACCCGAGCAACCCGAAGTACTGGCTTATATCACAGGCAGTTGACAGCTTCAGCCTCGACACCGATCTTCGATATTCCGAAGAAGATCTGCCCTGGCTGGTATGTGTCTGGAACAGGACCCGCCGGGAGATGTATGGCAGGGGGCTGGTAGAGGAACATTATGGGAGTTTCTGGACTCTTAGCATCCTGACCGAGGCGCTGGCCATTGGCTGCGTTACCATGGCAGATGTCAAGTTCTTGGTTAAGCCCGGCTCCTATGTGGACATCCAAGAGCTGAATGGCTCCCCATCTGGCAGCTACCATTACGGGGACCCGGATGACGTGAACGCCATCACCAGCGACAAGCAGCGCGATATCGTAATGATCAAGGACGTAATCGAAACGTATAAGCGCCATCTCGGAGAGGTCTTCATGTATCTGCCGAGCACCATGCGAGACGCCGAGAGGGTTACCGCCGAGGAGAACCGACTTCGTGCAGTTAGCTTGGAGAAGGCACACGGCGGCGTTTATTCCGCCCTGTCCGACAGCCTCCAGAAACCACTTGCCACACTAATCCTGGCTGGGATGGGATTAGGTGGACTTGAAAAGCAGGGTGTACAGATCCAGATAACCACCGGCATAGACGCCCTGAGCCGAGGTAGCGAGAACGACAAGATCAATCACTGGTTGGCAGACCTCCAGGGTATTCAGGCTATACCCCCAGATATCCTTGCGGTATTTGATGTTGAGGCGTTCGCCAAGGTCACCGCAGCCGGTCGAGATGTAGACTTCACTAAATTCATACTGACGAATGAGCAGGCAGCAGCCAAGCTTGATGCTATGGCGCAACGCCAGGCAGCGGCGCAGGCCCAAGCACGCGGGCCGGAGCAACCGCAGCAGCCCCAGGCTACCCAATTCTAAGAAAGGAAAATCATGGCCGTAGGAGCACGCTTTAACGACCCTGAAACCCAAGCAGCCATTGCTGCACAAGGTGGGACGCCCGCCGAACCAGAGGTTAAACCCGATCAGAGCACGTCACAGGTCCAAGTACCTGCAACAGAGACTGACACAGATCTGAATATTTCGGAACCCAAGGTGACGCCGGATGCCGCGAAACAGGATAATACACCGGCTGAGATTCCGGAGCCTAAAGTAGAACCGGCCCAGAAGAAAGAAGACCTCAGCACCTACATTTATGAGTCACTGGCCGAAGGTGACGCCGAGAAGGGGAAAGCCAACTTCGCAACTCTGGCCGACTGGTGCAGCAAGAACCTCTCCAAGGATGAGGTGGCTGCTATCAACTATTTGCTTCGCTCCGACGACAAAGCAGTCGTTCGGCAGGGATTGACCCAGGCTGTCAACGCCTGGAAGAAAGGAAAGACCAGCCCTATGATGACCGGCGACTCTCTG